CCATCCATCTAATACAACATCTAGTGGATCAAATTTATTATTCATGAATTCAAGTATAGAACAAACTGAAATCAAAATATTTTTAGATACCTTTAAACTTTGCTCTAAACTTGCTTCTTTTCTAATTGTCTCATATTCACATTGAATCTCTTCTAATGGAGTATTAATACTAAATTTGTTTGATAATTTAAATCCCTTTTTTTCATATCTCTTTAACTTGAATAAAAGTTTTCTCTTTTCTCTTAGAATAGTTCTTGGACTTTTTGGCTCATCATAATCACTAGAACCTATTGATGATCTATCATTTGAATTCATACTTGGTCTTCTATCACCAAAAGAACCAAATTCGTTGTTACCGTCTTGAACTGGAACATGAAGATTTGGATCATTACCCGAATGAGCACTATGAACAGATTCAACTTCATCATTAAAAATAGCATTAACCTTATTCATATTAACTGGATTATTATTATTTGCAAGTACACTATCATATTGATTTATATCAACAATCATAGGTCGTTTTGGTGAAATTAAATCAACTCTAGAACTAGGAAAATTATTTAACTTATTACGAATAACATTAGGGTCAACTAAAAGATCCATTCCTAATTCATCATCAGAAAGAGTTTCATTTCCACTACTACCTAATGAATTATTTCTACTGTTAGTTCCTATATTTAAATTAACACGTGGGGGGATACTCATCATATTATTTTGATTGGAACGAATAGTCCTTTCAATATTATTTAATTTTTTTATATCAATTGTAGGTGGCTGCATTATTATTTTAATAAGTTAGAAAGTTATACTTAAATAATAACGCAAAATTTAAATACTTTAATAATCTTTATTTTAATTATATTATTTTAATGCGTTTAATCATTTTTCAATCTGGTCAAATTCATACAATGCTCTAAAGTATTTTTCTCCCTTAATGGCTTTGCTCTTTTTAATTTCAGTTTATCTCTAGCTCTCTCTATTCTATCATCATCAACAGGAATTTCTTGACTAGTTTCCCTATGTTGATTAGATTCAGCATAAATTTCTGTCTCTTCTAATTGTGGAATAATTGATAACATCGGAGGATAAACAACTTCATATTTTTTAATATTATTATTATCATTACCACGAAATTCATTTATATCCATGTGCCCACCAAATATCTTTAAAAATTCACGATTTGGGGCATAACCTATATTAACCTCTTTTGTATTATATGTTCTCTTGTATAAAAGATGAATTAAACTAACTATTTCCCATTTCTTATTACCATCATTATTAAAATTATACGATAAAGCACAATTAAAACTACAAAAACATCCATAAACATTAAAACAATTATCCTGATAAGATATTGGAATACCAATTGGTTTATTATCAAATTCATAACAACACCACCAACATCTTATATTAGTTTCATTAACCCAAGTATTTTTTTTATTAGCTACCATGAATTCATTCATTGTATTACGAACTTTAGTTGTTACTAAATTACCTCTTTCCTGTAAATTATATTCTACTTCTTTATAAGTATCCATCAATTTATCCATCCTTTTATCACAATATAATTCTTTTCCAGATGAAATATCTTGATTAATATTTATTTCTGTATGAGAATTGTAATCTTGATTGTTAATATTAGGATCATATGGTTGAGGAATATTTAATATCGGTTGATATGATAAAATACTATTTTCCATAAATTTATTATTAGAAGAAGTATCTATCAGTTTATCTTTTTCAATCTTATCCATATTAATTTTCAAAAATACAATCATACTATCTTTATGTAAGTTTGTATCCAATAATTCCTTTTTTTGCTTATTACTTAAAGTATAAAATCGATCTCTAGGCTTTCTCCCCCGTTTTCTTTTGATTGTATTGTTTTCTAATTCTTCTTTTGTTTTCAGTCTTGGCTTACGACCTCTTTTTTTCTTTGGCTTTTTCTCTCTCTCTACTTCTTCCGCTGTTCTAATTTTTTTTGGTCTACCTCTTTTTCTCTTTACCTTAATCTCTGGTTTAGGTTTAGATACTTCTTCTATTATTTTTTTATTTGCAGATTTATTTGTATCTTTTGATTTATCCACGTTTTTATCTTTTACTTTTTTAGAATCAGTCATATCTTTTTTATAAATTTATGATGAGACTAATACTTAAACTGAAATCAATATTATAATTGAGAAAATACACTCAACATCTATGATTTTAACAATAATATTCTAACTCTTTTTTCGATATATTATTCATTATTGGTACGATATATGTACAATGTAAATTTTTTATATTATGCCAAAGACGAGATAATCTGACTGCCTCTTCAAATTTTGTTTTAAAATTATCACAGTCTATTTCTTCCATTTGATTTACTATAAACCAACTTCGTTGTATGAGTTGTTTATCAGTCTCTGTTTCTATTTTCTCAATAAAAAAAGTATAACCGTTTTTTGATATTTCCATTATTTATTATTTATTATTTATTATATTATATTCAATTTTTTATATATTAATATTAAAAAACATTAAAACCTTTTTTAAAAATAATATCTTATTTTATAGTATAAAAATAAATATGCCAGCTGATAATAATAAATGTTGTACACAAGACTTTCTAGTCGGAAATATCATAAGATGTGGAACTTATAATACAGATAAATCGGTATTTACAGTTACCAAACAAGGTGTTGTCAAAAGAACAAACATTCTTGGAATTGAAGACTCTTGCCAAGTTAGATTCGATGGAGAAGCCGAGGACACTGTTTTCTTTGATGAAGACAAATGTGCTTGCTTACAAAAAAAAGTTAATGATAATCTTTGGATTGGAGTAGGACCAACTAACTATAATGGCGCAGGACAAAAACAATAAATTAATTAACAAAATTATTAACCATTAATTTTAAATTTTGATATATATGTTTCTTTTTGTAAAGGATATATATATCTAAATATAACGGGTATCATAAATATAACGGGTATCATCTGTTTTAATTATCTCTCAATTTTCTAATTTCTTTTCCTACACGCCAAATTTCCATATTATTAACCTCATCTAATTCTTTATTTAAATTTACACGATAATCTGGAGAAGAGTTACAATCAATAGTTCGTTTGGCTTCTTGACCAGTGATGACACTTTGATAAATCTCCTCAATAAGTGGTTTATTTAAAGCCTCAAATCTCTTAGACCAATCAAGTGCTCCACGCTGAGCTGTTGTAGAACAATTAGAGAACATATAGTCCATACCCTTTTCATTAATTAATGGATATAATGATTGTAATGCCTCCTCAACTGTCTCATTAAATGCTTCGCTAGGACTGTGTCCATGTTCTCTTAATACATCGTATTGTGCTTTGAAGATACCAGCAATGCCTCCCATTAAAACAGAACGCTCACCAGTAAGATCACTTGAAACTTCTTTATCAAATGTTGTTTCATAAATATATGGAGAACCAATTCCAAACCCAATAGCAACTGCTTTGTCTTTTGCCTTTCCAGAATCATCTCTATAAACAGCATATGAAGCATTAATTCCCTTACCTTGTTGATACAAACGCCTTACACTTTTACCAGAACCTTTTGGGGCAACCATAATAACATCAGTATTTTTTAAATTATTTACATCAATTTTAGTCTGATCTTGATAAACTACACCAAATCCATGACTGAAATATAAAGTTTTATTATCTAATTTGTCTTTGATTTTTGGATAAATATCAATTTGGCCTGCATCAGATAATAAAAACATAATAATACTACCATTATCTACAGCCTCTTTAATTGGAAATAGAGTTTCTCCAGAAACAAAGCCATCCTCAATTGCCTTTTTCCAAGAAGAACCATCTTTACGAACACCAACACAAACTTTTACTCCAGAATCTCTTAGATTTAATGCCTGTGCTTGACCCTGAGGACCATATCCAAGTACAGTACAAGTATCATTACGTAAAATTTGTTTTACTTTTTTCATAGTTTTTTCGTTCTTTTCAAAAACAGTTTCTTCAGGAAGATCCGGACCATAGTTTAAAGTTCTTAGTTCGGAAATCTTTCTAAGACCAGGACCATTAGTAGCAACGTTTGTAAATGTAGATGTAGATGTAGATGTAGATGTAGATGTATTATAATTATTCCTTAATTTTGGTAAATATTTTAAATTTCTGCTGACAAAACGAGATATCATTTTTAATAGTTTTTATTTATATTAATATATATATCAATTTTTTTATATATTTTTATATTATTAGTTACAATGGATATTAATATTGAATATGTCAGTAATAGAAAGGAAAAAATAGTTAAAATATTACCAGAAATTAAAAACAAAAATGAAAAAAATAGAGGTATTAAACTTAAACCATCAAAAAAAAAAATGCTTGTAGGAGCTAATATTGTTCGTCAATATATTATTGAAAATAAAAGAAAAGTATACGGTGGAATGGCTATAGATGAATCAATTAAAAAAAAAAACAAAAGTAAAGCAATTTATTCCAAAGATGACTTTCCTGATTATGATTTTTATACACCAGAACCACTTAAAGATATTATTAATATTACAAACAAATTAGTAGAAGCTGGATTCGAATTTGTACAAGGAAAAGAAGCTTTTCATCAAAATACATACAAAATTAGAGTCGAAAACTATGAAAGTGAATTAGCAGATATATCTTACGTATGGAACTATTTATACTATAAGATACCTACAATTGTTGTTAATGATATGCATTTTGTTCATCCAGATTTTCAAATCATGGATATATATCGTATAATTACAAATCCTATTACTGGTTGGGTAAAAATCGAAAAAGCATATTATAGAGCTCTTTTATTAGAACAATATTATATATTACCAAAAATGAAAAGTTTTATGAAAAACAAATTCAATTCATGTGCAACTAAATGTAATTATTCTATTGGTCAAAATAAACCAATTTATATATTATCAGTTTGGGAATCCATTTTAAACGAATTTTTACCAAAAAAAAAGGATTATATTATTATCGGCGATGTAGCATATAATAAATTAATTGAAAAATCATTCATTATTAAGAAAAAACAAAGAATGTTAAATAAAAAATCTAAAAAATTTGTCCTTTCTATTATGGTTAATTCAAATAAATTTGATAAATTTTTGAATGATGTTATAAATTTTATTAAGAATGATATTAATATTTATAAAATGAAAGAAATATCTTCACAAAATTATCACCCTTTTTTAGAACTTTATGGAAATTCTACTAAAATATATTTAAACAATCATATGATAATTCGTATTTATAATACAGATATTTGCCAACCATATCAAAAAATTGATAGTTTATTATATGGTTCTATTCACCTACAATTACTATTTTATTATAGTATATCTTTTAGAAATTTAATCTCAAAAAACAAATACAAAGCATCAAAAGATACTGTTACATATATCACATCTAATTTGGAATACGCAAGAGAACATTATTACTCTAAACATAAAAAATTAGGTATTGAAAAAAATCCATATCAAGAGTTACAAATTGAATGTATGGGTAATGAAATTAATACCCCATTTCAGGTAATGATACAAAGAAAAAAAACACGAAGAGATTTTTCATATAACCCTGTAAAAGGAAAATTAAAAAAAGATACAGATTTCGCAACATGGAATTATCCAAATCGTTCAGGTAATAAAACTGGAAATTTAATTATCCATAAATAAAACGACAAAAAGAAGAAAAATATAAAGAATCTGCTAAATATTTGAAAATAAAAAAATAAAAATTAAAATAGAATTCATATTTAAACATAATAAAAAATTTATTATGTCTAGAGTTGTAACTATTAATTATCGAGATCTTATTACGGGAAAAGATTTAAATAAAGAAATTGAAAATGCGTTTGGTTGTAATGGACTTGGATTAATTTTAGTCAAAGGAGTACATGGTTTACAAGAAAAAAGACTAAAAATACTAAATATTACCAGACAATTTGCCAATCTTCCTGAAGAAATTAAAGAAAAATATACCCACCCAGAAAGTCATTATTCTTATGGATGGAGTCATGGAAAAGAGAAAATGAAAGGGGGTATCCCTGATACAGCAAAAGGTTCATATTACGCCAATCCAGTTGCTGATTCAGTAACTGATGATGAAGAACTTAAGAAAAAATATCCCGGAACATATTCTGATAATATTTGGCCTAAAAAAGATTTACCAGAACTTGAATTTGGATTTAAAGATATGAGTAAACTTCAATTAAATCTTGGATTTATGATGTGTAAACTATTTGATGAATACCTTAATAAAATTACTAAAGGACAACATAAAATGGGAACTATTTATGAAATGATTAGTAATTCTAAAACATATAAAGGACGCCTATTACATTATTTCCCTATGGAAGATACATCTTCGGAAGATATTGATAGTTTTTGTGGATGGCATCTAGATCATGGAGGTATTACAATATTACTATCCCCTCTATACCTTGACCTTGATGGAAAACCGGTTGAAAAACCAAAAAATTGTGGTCTATATATTAAAGCAATTGATGGTACTACTGTTAATGTTGATATTCCTGAAGATTGTTTTGCCGTACAACTTGGAGAAATGCTCCAATATTTTAGTGGCGGATTACTAAGAGCAACACCACATTGTGTTCGTGCTTGTCCTAGTTCTGATACAACTCGTGAACAATTTGCTATGTTCATAGATTGTGTTCCCGAACAAGTATTAACATTACCTAAATATTCTTTGAATTATTCAGAAGTTGTCAATACCCCATTTTTACCTAAAGGAGTTCCTGCTTTTAAAGACCGTATTAAAGGAGCTCATACTTATAGAGAGTTTGTTGTTAATACAATTTCCGCTTATTACGATAGTAAAGAACCTACTGTTGGCGGTGGGTCATAATTATTATTAATTTACAATCCTAAATGTGTCTTAATAGTAGTCAATTCTGCTTTTAATTCTGATTCTGATATTTCTAACGTTGATACTTTCCAAAGAGAAGATTCAGAAACATATATATCTCTAATTTTGTTTGATGCGGAACCAATATCATAAGTATCATCAGCAACTGGAATAATAGACCTCTCATTATTCCTAAAGTAAAATCAATATCTCCAACAACAAGATCTCCTTTAGTATAACCAGATCCTGTTATATCAACAGTAGTTGCTGGAGCTACCCGTTCACCAGTAAAAATATTAAATTTTCCATCACCAGCATCTCTGAACATACCAGCATATGTAGTAACACCACTGTCAACATATTTACCATACCAACCAATATCAACAATATCTGCTGTATTACACTCATGATTTTATTTTTCAACAAGTGTATAGACTATAACCAGTCTATAAATAATAATAAAAATTTTCATTTCAGTCTTATTTTAATTTCCACCATATCGTTTAAGATTATATCTATCATTTTCAAACTCGTCGCGGAAATAATTTTGGAAATCTACAATATCATTAATCGTATGATAATCGATATTGCCAATTATATTATGTTTATTATTTATAATAGAGATATTATGAATATTATGAAAATTCATAATTTTTAAAATATTTTCACAATGGGTGTCTTCATGAACACTAATTTGTTTATTATTTGTATATTTTAAAATATCTTTTGCTGTAAAACGATAAAATGGTCTATAAAGTAGTGATGAACGATTACAAATATTTTTGAATATAGTTTTGGTTAAAAAAATCATATTTATATTTTTATATATATATATATAACAATATCTTTAAATTT